CCTGAAGTGCAAATTCGCGAGTTTAAGAATTTCCTCTCGTTAATCAAATCTAAACTATAAGGAGTCACTATGACTGATTTAAACAAAGTCGAAAGTGAAATCCGCGATACAGATGTTAACGAAATCGTGGAGGAAACTCTCGAAGAAGCGCAAGCGCCAAAAGCTAAGAGCGGTTCTGTAGATGGACAACAAGTTTCTGAGCCAGAAGCTATTGCCTCTGTAGATAAAGCTGCACATGCTACTAAGCAAGCTCCAGCGCGTCCAGGTGATAAGAAAAACTCTGAAAAGTCTAACTTGCCTAAAACTAAAGCTGGCATGTTGAATGCTATGTATCAAGCTGCTTCTAAAATGAAGAAGAATGATCTGCAATCAGCATACGAGAAAGTTTGTGAAGCATTAGACATCGATTATGAGTTTGTTGCTGAAAGCGCTGATACTAATGCTGAACTACGAGCAATCGTAGAAGGCGAAGCTACTCTCTCTGAAGAGTTCAAAGAGAAAACTGCTGTCATCTTCGAAGCTGCTGTTAAAAGCAAGCTAGGTGAAGAAGTAGAACGTCTCGAAGAGTCTTACAAAGAGGAACTAGCCGAAGAAGTCACAGCTATTAAGCAGGACTTGGTTGGTAAAGTTGATTCATACCTAAACTACGTGGTTGAATCTTGGATGGAAGAAAATAAAGTTGCTATTCAGAACGGTCTCCGTACTGAAATCGCTGAAAACTTTATGGACAAGATGAAAGATCTATTCGTAGAATCTTACGTCGAAGTTCCAGATTCTAAGATGGACCTAGTTGACGATCTAGCTGAGCAGGTACAAGAGTTGGAAGAAAGACTTAACTCTACTACTGGCGATGCAATCGCACTTGCTGAAGAACTTGAAACTTACAAGCGTAAATCAATTATCGCTGAAGCTTCACGTGACTTAGCTCAAACTCAAGCCGAGAAACTGGCTGAACTGGTAGAGAATGTTGACTTTGATGAAAACTTTGCATCGAAGGTAGCTACTATCAAAGAAAACTATTTCTCAAAAGAAATCCCTGTAGCGGAAGACACACTCTCCGAAGAAGCTGAAGAAGAAATCGAAGTATCTTCAGTTATGGAGTCATACCTCGCTGCAATCAAGAAAACATCCAAATAAGGAATACTATCATGCAATTCGATAAATTAGTTGAAAAATGGTCACCAGTTCTTAATGAAAGTTCTGCTGGCGAGATCAAAGATCATCACCGTAAAGCTGTTACTGCAGCTATCCTAGAAAACCAAGAAAAGGCTCTTATGGAAGAGCGTTCTCAGAATGCTGGCTTCTTGACTGAAACTGCTGGAAACAACACTGGTAGCCAGTCTACTTGGGATCCAGTATTGATCAGCCTAGTACGTCGTGCTATGCCTAACTTGATGGCATATGACGTTGCTGGTGTTCAGCCTATGTCAGGTCCTACTGGCTTGATCTTCGCTATGAAGTCTCGCTACGAAGGCGGTTCAACTGCAAATGACGAAGCATTGTTTAACGAAGCAAACTCTGCATTCTCTGGCGTTGCTGACTCTGATACTGTTGGCGCTGGTATGTCTACAGCTGCTGCTGAAGCATTAGGTAACACTGGTGCAGCTTTCCAAGAAATGGGTTTCACCATTGAGAAAGCAACTGTAACTGCTAAGAGCCGTGCGCTTAAAGCTGAATACAGCTTAGAACTTGCTCAAGACTTGAAAGCAATCCACGGTCTTGACGCGGAAACTGAATTGGCAAACATCTTGTCTACTGAGATCCTTGCTGAAATCAACCGCGAAGTTATCCACACAATCAACAGCCAAGCTAAGTTAGGTGCACAGTCTTCTAACATCGCTGTCCCAGGCGTATTTGACTTGTCATCTGACGCTGATGGCCGTTGGTCTGCAGAAAAATTCAAAGGTCTTGTTATCCAACTAGATCGCGAAGCAAACGTAATTGCTAAAGAAACTCGTCGTGGTAAAGGTAACGTTGTAATCTGTTCTTCAGACGTTGCAACTGCTCTTGCTGCTTCTGGTATGCTTGATTACACTCCAGCAATGTCTACTGGCTTGCAAGTAGATGACACTGGTAACACTTTTGCTGGTACTTTGAATGGCCGTACTAAAGTATACATCGACCCATATGCAACTTCTGACTACATCACTGTAGGCTACAAAGGTTCTAACGCATATGACGCTGGTATCTTCTACTGCCCATACGTACCACTACAGATGGTTAAAGCAGTTGGCGAGAATGACTTCCAGCCACGTATCGGGTTCAAGACTCGTTATGGCATGGCGTCTAACCCATTCGTTGGAGCTGCTCCAGCTGATGGCCTTGCAGTTGCTGGTACTAACCAGTACTACCGCAAGTTTGCTGTTGCGAACATCTTAGCATAAAATAAAAATAATAGCTAAGCCTATTGGGGATCTTCGGATCCCCTTTTTTATCTCTGGTATAAATAGATTCCACACAGAGGATATATTATGTTAACAGCTAACCCCAACTTTCTGCAAGCTACAGGATTTAAATTGATCATCAGTGATCAATACCGTAATCTTGAATTCTTTGCCCAATCCGTTCAACATCCTGGATGTAGCGTTAACGCTGCTGAAATAGGAATTCCTAAACTTGCCTCTCTTCCATTGATGGGAGACAAGATCACTCATAGCGAACTATCGTTCAATCTAATCTTAGATGAAGACATGATGTCATACAAAGAGATGCAATCATGGCTCGAAGCTACTATTAGTCAGAACTCCGGACTAGAGTCTGATATTTCGCTAATCATACTGACCAGCCACAACAACAAAAACATTCAAATAAAATACCGAGACTGCATTCCGACAACGATTGGATCAGTAGAATTCAACTCAACATCAGGTGACACTACGCTGTTGACCTTTGATGCTACCTTTAGGTTTACTACATTCGAGATTAGTTAATGTTCTTGACACATATTGACATCAAGAATCCTAGGGTGCTTGATCTTTTAAATTATTCGTTGAACTTACATCGCAACAAATGGAACGTAGAACAAAACAATAATCTGCTTGGTGAATTGGGTACCGATGCTAACGAGTATGTTGGTGATCGGTACATGCAGAAAATTATCGATATGGGCACTAGACATACAGGTAGCCCTCATAGTGCATGTTCATACGCACTTAAACCCGATCACTACCTAGGGAAAGATCCCCAGTATAAAAAAGACTTCCAACTATTCAGTGATGAGCTGATGATAGAGTTAGGGGTTAATGTTAACGCTTTAAGTCAGTTTTATCCGCCTGAGGGATACATCGGATGGCACAATAATGCCGATGCTCCAGGGTACAACTTGATATTTACTTGGAGCGAAACAGGAGATGGCTGGTTTAAATATGTAGATGAATGTGGTATAATACACACTATATATGACACTAAAGGCTGGTCACTTAAAGCTGGTTACTTTGGAACATATGATGAAGATGATGTTTGCTACCATGCTGCCTACACTAAGTGTTGGCGTATGACGCACTCATTTGTTGTTGAGCGCAGAGATAAGGATTTCTGGCTTGACTGTATTGAACATATAGAGAATGGTGAATAATGATTAATCTTGAAAGTATACTTGAAGAGTGGAAGACTGATGCTCAGATTCCACAACATCAGCTGGATGAGGTGTCGCGACTCACTCCAACATTACACGCAAAATATCTCCAGTACCTAGCCGTCGCTAAACTGCAGCTTAAACGCGCAGAATCGCAGCAGTACACGCTTTTAAAGGAAAAATGGTTATACTACCAGGGTAAGATGGATCAGGGTAGACTGCGCGAATTAGGGTGGGATCCAGACCCATTCAATGGACTGAAAATTCTCAAAGGTGACATGGATTACTACTACAACTCTGATCCGGAGATCCAAGCGTCAGAAGAGAAGATTGCATACAATAAAACATTGATAAGTACCTTAACTGATATAGTTGATAATTTGAAATGGCGCCACCAGACAATCAAGAATATGATTTCCTGGAGGCAATTCGAAAGTGGAGCATAATGACAACCGTCATACAAGATAAGATTCGCATACGCATGATAAACCACAGCTACTTTGCTGTGGAATGTCATCCTGCGCAAGAAGCAGAACTGCGCGAATACTTTGCCTTCTTTGTTCCTGGATATAAATTTATGCCTGCGTTTAAGCGCAAGGTTTGGGATGGGAGAGTAAAGCTATACAACGCTGTAACAAAACAAATGAACGTAGGACTGTATACACACCTACGTCGCTTCTGTGCGGATCGTTTTTATCAATTGGAAATACTGGAGCATGAGTTATACGGAGTCCCGAGTCAGAAAGATGATGTCGACCATCCTACTTTGGTCAAATTTCTCTCTAGTCTTAACTGTCCTTTTGAGTCACGTGATTATCAGTATAAAGCCATCGCTCATGGAATTGAACACCTTCGCTGTATACTACTCAGTCCTACTGGTAGTGGCAAATCTTTCATTATCTATAATCTTCTACGTTACTGTTATGAAGTCACTGAAAAAAAGATTCTCATTGTCGTCCCAACGACGTCGCTAGTAGAGCAAATGTATAAGGACTTCGAGGACTACGGATATGACGTAGAAAACGAGTGCCACAAAATATACAGCGGTAAAGAAAAGATTACTGATAAGCGTATCATTATATCAACATGGCAGTCAATATACAAGTTTCCTAAGGAATGGTACGAGCAGTTTGAAACGGTGTTCGGCGATGAGGTTCACTTATTTAAAGCTAAGTCTCTCAGCACTATGATGGATAAGGCCGTTAACGCAAAATATAGGTTTGGTCTGACAGGTACGTTGGACGGTACGGAAACGAACAAGTTGGTTCTAGAAGGACTCTTTGGACCAACTTACACTGTTACTAGAACGGTGACATTACAGAAGCAAGGAACGCTAGCTGATCTCGACATATCAGTTGTATTGTTAAAATACCATCAGGATGAATGCACCAAGGCTGAAGCATGGAAGTATCAAGATGAGCTTGACTTCATTGTTAGGTATCCGCCGCGCAACAAGTTTATCAGTAACCTAGCTGTCAGTCAGAAAGGTAACACGCTAGTGATGTTTCAATTCGTTGAGAAGCACGGAAAGGTGTTATACGATATGATCAAAGGACTGGTTGGTGATGACCGTAAAGTGTTCTACGTATCTGGTGAGGTGGATGCTACCGATCGCGAACAAATACGTGGAATCGTAGAAAGACAGACTAATGCTATTATCGTAGCTAGTCTAGGAACCTTCAGTACTGGCATCAATATTAGAAACCTACATAATATTGTGTTTGCTACTCCCTCGAAGTCGCAGGTTAAAGTTCTGCAATCGATTGGACGTGGTCTTCGGCAGAGCGATGATGGCTCTACCACTAAGCTATATGATATAGCGGACGACTTACATACCAAGAAGCATAAGAACTTTACTCTCCAGCATTCTGCGGAGCGCATTAAGATGTATACTAAAGAAGGGTTCAGGTACAAGATCTATCCTATAGATTTGAAGCCGCCAAAAGATGAGGTAAACGATGGATTATTCAGTTAAACAATTCAAGCTAGTGACTGGCGAAGAACTTATTTGTGAAGTGTTGGACGAGGCACCGGACTCTATAGCAGTACGTAACGCGTTTGTATTGAGCGAAAAGGAAACTACCGATGGGTATAAGTACTTTGCGTTTAGAACGTTTATGACCTATCAGGATACGCCGTTAAGTGTCATGATGCTTATGACTGACAAGGTAGTGGGCATCGCTATACCATCAGTTGATATGATGCAACAATTTAATACAGCTTTGGATGAGTTAGCAGATCATTTAGCTCAATGGGCTGAAGAAGATGTAGACACTCCACCAGCTAAACCAAAGCCCAAGGTGCGTAATAATAACGTAATGTCTATTGAAGATTGGTTACGAGAAGATGTTGATAACCCTAGTCTATTAGATAGTGACACAACAGGACTGATCCCAAATTAGCTTATATTCCCCTTTGGCCACAAATATATTATACATCATGAAACGTAATCTGTCAACTTATTTTTTTCCTTTACTTCTCATGATAACTGTAGTATAATGGACTGATTGATTAACTATAGGTACTTTATTTTATGAGAGTAGGCTTTACATGCAGTACGTTCGATCTACTTCACTCAGGTCACGTCGAGATGTTGAGAGAGGCTAAGGAGCAGTGCGACTACTTAATTTGTGGTCTGCAGGTAGATCCTTCTGTCGATCGTCCAGAGAAAAACTCCCCGATACAAACGCTCGTTGAGCGCCACGTTCAGTTGTCTGCAATAAAGTATGTCGATGAAATTATTCCGTACCAAACAGAAGATGACCTGGTTGATATCCTGAATATGATTAACATAGACATACGTATTATTGGTGTTGAGTATAAAGATACAACATTTACTGGTCGAGCCACTTGTGCTAAACGTGGAATTGAGATATACTATAACAAAAGAGATCATCGATTCTCAACTAGTAATTTGCGTAAACGAATTGCAGATCAGGAAGGTGTGTCTTTAGTTACAAAATATGAAATACAGGAACCAGATTATGTTTAATCCCAATATAGTAATATTCAACAGCTTTGGTGTTCCACAAAGATTTGCTGCGTATTCTTGGGGACCTATTATATGGGTGTCTCCGGCATACAAAAACGATCTTCCGTTGATACATCATGAACAAGTACACAGTCGTCAGTTTTGGAGAACGTTCGGATTGCATGGTATATTCTATACGTTTTCGAAAGAGTATAGATTCAAGGCTGAGGTAGAGGCATATGGTGAGCAGGTAAAGAAGTCGTTGGAATTAGGGATACGTCCTAACGAACGACATTTTGCTAAGCTGATTACCACTCACTATAACTTAGACGTTACACAACAGCAAGCGCTCGATGCGATACATCATTATATTAATACAGGTGAATTATGAAGGCTAAGGAAAAACCACATTACGTAAACAACAAAGAATTCTCTACAGCTGTTGTAGAGTATTGTATGGATGTTAAGGAGTGGGAGAAAGAAGGCGCTGTTGGGCGACCTATGGTACCAGATTACATTGCGCAGTGCTTCCTACGCATAGCTGAAGGTCTTTCTCACAAAGCTAACTTCGTACGATATACCTATCGCGAAGAAATGGTAATGGACGCGGTGGAAAACTGCTTGAAAGCTATTGAGAATTATAATATCGAAGCAGCTACTCGTTCTGGTTTACCTAATGCATTTGCTTACTTTACACAGATTTCATGGTACGCGTTCTTACGTCGTATCCAGAAAGAGAAGAAGCAGCAAGATATTAAGATGAAGTTCATATCAGAAGCTGATCTGTCAGAGTTTATGTACGAGAATGATGGTGATGGTTCTATTCAAGATAACTCACCATTCTTAGATTCGTTGCGTCAGCGCATAGATGTCATCAAAGAGGCTGATGCTCAATTCAAAGAATATGCAAAGGAAGAGAAGAAGCGGAAGCGCAGAGCAGTTATTGTTGATTCAGACTTGTCAGACTACTTAGATTAATAGTTGACATTGCTCGTAAAGAGTAGTATAATGTAGGTTATATTGTTTGAGGAGACTATATGAAGCTCGCTATACTTAACGATACACATTGTGGTGTTCGTAATTCATCTGATATCTTTATGGAGTATCAGGAGCGCTTCTATCGAGACGTGTTCTTTCCGTATCTTATTGAGAACAACATCGATCAGATACTGCACCTAGGTGATTATTACGACAATCGTAAGACTATTAATATCAAGGCTCTCCATCATAATAGGAGAGTGTTTTTATCTAAGCTGCGTGAGTACGGTATTACTATGGATATCATTCCAGGTAATCACGACACATTCTATAAAAATACCAACGCCCTTAACTCTCTCAAGGAGTTGATGGGTCACTACATTAATGAAGTCGACATTATCATGGATCCGGTTATACGCGAGTATGGTGATGTCAAGTTCGGTCTAGTCCCATGGATCTGTCCTGAGAATTACGATCGTACCATGAAGTTTTTAGATTCATGCGGAGCTGATGTAATAGCAGGTCACTTCGAGCTCGGTGGGTTTGAGATGGATGCTGGTCATGTATGCCGTGATGGTATGGATGCTAAACCATTGACACCGTTTGAGCTTGTTCTGTCTGGACACTTCCATACCAAGTCTAGTCAAGGTAACATACACTACCTAGGGTCACAGATGGAGTTCATGTGGAGTGATGCACATGACGCAAAATACTTCCACATATACGATACTGATACCAGAGAGCTTACTCCTGTACAGAATACAGAGACTATCTTCCATAAGGTTTATTACGATGAGACGCGAATTAATCAATTCGAAGATCTCAGCTATCTTGACAATAAGTTTGTCAAGGTGATAGTAACCAACCGATCAGATATGAAGAAGTTTGAGAGGTATATTGATCGTATTCAGCAACAGAAGATATACGAACTCAAGATTGCGGAAGACTTTAATGAATTCCGTGGTGAAAATGTACGTGATGAAGATTTAAAGGTTGACGATACCGAGACTTTGATATACAATTACATACAAGAAGTAGATACCGACTTGGACAAAAATCGTATTAAGTCGGTGGTTTCGGAGTTAATGATTGAAGCACAGAGCGTAGAGATTGCATGATTAAATTTTCATCACTCCGTTGGAAGAATTTTCTTTCGACGGGCAACTATTATAGTAATGTCGACTTCACTAAAGCCAGCACTAATCTGATTGTAGGTGAGAACGGCGCGGGCAAGTCGACTATGCTTGACGCACTGTCGTTTGCTCTTTTTGGTAGGTCTCATAGAAACATTACTAAGAAGCAGCTGATAAACTCTATCAATAACAAGGACTGTGTTGTTGAAGTTGAGTTTAGTGTAGGCGCTCGCGACTATCGTGTCCGACGCGGCATCAAGCCGAACATATTTGAGATCTGGAAAGATGACGTTATGATCAACCAGAGCTCACATGCAAAGGAGTACCAAGAAATATTGGAAAAGAATGTGCTACAGATGTCGCACAAGTCTTTCCACCAAATTGTTGTTCTCGGCTCATCTTCGTTCGTTCCATTCATGCAACTTAACTCCTCCTCGCGCAGGGATGTGATTGAAGATCTTCTCGATATTAATATATTCAGTAAAATGAATACTATACTGAAGGAGAAGTCGACTCAACTTAAAACCGAAGTCGAGAGCAACACCCATTCAATTGAAGTTGTTAAAACGAAGATTGCTGCGCAGAAGAAGTATATTCGTGACTTAACAGCTATCAATACTCAGCATCGTAAGGAGAAGGAGACCGAGATATCTGAGCTACAGCAAGAGATATCAAGTCTCAACGACGATAATACCGTATTATCCGAGAGCGTCAATAAGCTGCTTCCGGTCGTTACTGCCGAACTAAGTGGTATGCGTGAAAGCAAGCAGAAGCTAGAACAATACAACGCTCAGTTCAACAGTAAGGTTAAGTCCGTTGTCAAGGAAGCTAAATTCTTTGAGACTAACGAAAGCTGTCCTACTTGCGAGCAGGATATCAGTGACGATCTACGAGAAAGTAAGAGAGAGATCGCTACCGAAAAAGCTAAGAAGCTCAAAGAAGCTATGGATAAGGCTGAGTCTCAACTCGAGATATTTAATACCAGCATCGGTTCACTCGAAGTTCAGATGCAGCAGGTACTCGACGATCAGAATAAGCTGAATAATAATCAGCAGACAATTGAGCGACTCAATCGCAACGTGGATAAGATTAGAGCTGACCTGGATGCTATGACTAATAGCGACGGTGATATGCCGAAAGCTAACACCGATTTGCAGGCGTTGGAAGATGAACAGCTGCAACTTAACGACATCAAGTATGTATTGAATGAGAAGGCGTCATACAACCGTATAGCCGGCGAGTTACTGCGCGATACTGGGATCAAGACTAAGATCATCAAACAGTACATTCCTGTTATCAATGAGCTCACCAATAAGCACCTGCAAATACTAGACTTCTTCGTACACTTCGAGTTGGACGAGAGCTTCAATGAGACTATACGCTCTCGCTTCAGAGATGCGTTCTCATACGATTCATTCTCAGAAGGTGAGAAGCAGCGAATAGACTTGTCTTTATTGTTCACATGGCGTACAATCGCTAAGATGAAGAACTCCGTATCAACCAATCTGCTGATACTAGACGAGACTTTCGACTCCTCATTGGATGATGATGGAGTAGACAACTTGATGAAGATCATCGAGAGCCTCAAAGAGGATACCAACGTGTTTGTTATCTCTCACAAGAGCGAACTCGAGGATGCTCATTTCGAGCGTAAGATCGAGTTCTTCAAGGATAAGAATTTTAGTAAAATGAAAGAAATAACTTGATTAATACCACCAACCTGTGTATAATACTTACTACATTATGAATGAGGACACATATTAATGCAACTATCAACACGAACTATTGACATTCTTCGTAACTTCTCTTCTATCAATGCCAATCTGGTCGTTGATAACGGTAACACTATTAAGACAATGTCAGCTGCGCGGAACTTGGTTTCATGCGCAACGATTGAAGAGACCTTTCCACAGTCGTTTGGCATATACGACCTAGCTGAATTCCTATCAGTTATTGGATTGGTAAATAGCCCCCAGATTACATTCTCGGATAACTACTGTACTGTATCAGACTCATCCGGTTTGTCGTCCGTTAAGTACTTCTATTCTGATAGAGAGATGCTGTCATATCCGAAGAAGGATATTGAGATGCCTCCGTGTGAAGTGAAGTTTATACTTAACGTTAATGTATTGCAACAAATTAAAAGAGCATCAGCTGCTTTGGGCCATAAGGAGATCTCAGTAACTCCATCAGGTGGTTCTGTTCAGCTAAGCGTAGTAGATCCTAAGGACAGTACGTCGAACTCGTTCTCAGTAACAGTCGATGGTCAGTATCCTGAGGACGCTAACTTTAACCTGATATTCTCTGTCGATAATCTTAAACTTATCAATGAAGACTATGAGGTTCAAGCGAGCTCAAGAATGATTTCTAAGTTTAAATCACTTGACTCAAATATTGAATATTTTATTGCGCTAGAAAAAGCGTCAACTTACGGAGCATAATATAATGTCTAAAGCAAAAGTTACACCTGAACAACAACAATTGAATGATTTGGCGAACCGTATTGCTCGTTCTACTGTCGCAATCATTGATACAATGGTAACGCGTGGAGCGTTTAAGGGCGAAGAGCTCACCACTATCGGTCAATTACGTGATCAGGCGGTACAAGCGGTATCATTGTACGAGACTGTTTCGCAGCAGTCGGCACAACCCGAGTAGTATGAAATACGCTCGTAGCTCAGCTGGATAGAGCATCTGCCTTCTAAGCAGATGGCCGCAGGTTCGAATCCTGCCGGGCGTGCCAAATATAAATACGTGATGTAATAACAAGCATAGGAGATAGTTGTGGAGTTAATCATCGTAGTAGTGGTAGTGCTAGGAATCTTGTTTCTAGTTAAGAAGGGTAAAGACAACAAACCTTCGGGTGGGTCTTCTTCAGGTGGCGGTGGTCCTTCGGGGTCCGATCCTAAAGATGTGAAAAGGAAGTAACTAATAGGGGACTAAGTCCCCTTTTTCGTCATGTTTAAATTAAATCCAGAAATAGCTAAAGAGACAGCAGTTCACGTATTGATGGGCACGCTAATCAATTATCCGTTGAATATGTTGTTCTTATGGATTATAATAGATAACTGGCATATAACAGATCCGTTTTGGATCTCTAACATTGTAACGGTTTGGTTTTCGGTGGTAGCTTTCATGCGTATATATACTGTGCGCACAATAACCGAAAAGCGTAAAACTAAAAAGCAAAATGCGCCGCTATAGCTCAGCAGGTAGAGCAACTGATTTGTA